TGGCTCCAAGGAGCTGGTGGAACTGCTGAACACCTCGGGGCTGGGCAACCACCCCGAGATCATCCGCACGTTCTACCGGGCGGGGAAAGCGATCAGCGAAGGCCGGTTCATCCCGGCCGGCGGCCGCACCGGCACCCACACGCCGGAGCAGTCGCTCGCCTCTCGCCTGTACCCGGACAGCAAATGATCCCCCACCTGAAAGGCACCAACCCGTGAAAACCCTTTTCCGCTCCCACCACTTCCGCATGATCGCGTTCGCGGTTCTCGCCGTCGTCGCGTTCCAGTTCGGCCTCCTGTCGCCGGCCGACGCTGCCCTCGTGGGCTTCGCCGGCGCGACGCTGGGTGCCACGCAGCTCACGCTGGTCGACTGGGCCAAGCGCATGGACCCGGACGGCCGCGTGCCGGCCGTCGCCGAGCTGCTGTCGCAGACCAACGAGATCCTGGACGACGCGGTCTACAAGGAGGGCAACCTGCCCACCGGCGAGCGCGTGGTGATCCGCACCGGCCTGCCGACCGTCTATTTCCGCATGCTCAACGCCGGCGTGCCCACCAGCAAGTCGACCACCGCGCAGGTGGACGAGGCGTGCGCCATGCTCGAGGCCCGCTCGCACATCGACGCCAAGCTGCTGGCGCTCAACGGCAACAGCGCCGAGTTCCGCCTGTCCGAGGACAGCGCGTTCATCGAGGCGATGAACCAGGCCATGGCCGACGCCATGTTCTACGGCAACCCGTCGGTGGACCCCAAGCAGTTCCTGGGCCTGGCCACCCGCTACGGTGCGATCTCCGGCGCGGGCAACGCGCAGAACATCCTGGACGCCGGCGGTACGGGCTCCAACAACACCAGCATCTGGCTGGTGGTGTGGAACACCGACACGGTGTACTGCCCCTTCCCCAAAGGCAGCACGGCCGGCCTGCAGCACCGCAACCTCGGCGAGGAGTCGGTGCAGGACAGCAACGGCAACTGGTACCAGGCGGCCCGCACGCTGTACCAGTGGGACTGCGGCCTGGTGGTCAAGGACTGGCGCTATGTCGTGCGCATCGCCAACATCAACGTGACCGACCTGGCCGGCCAGTCCGGCACCCAGGCCAGCACCGCCGCCACCGAGATCATCAAGCTGATGTCCCGTGCGATGGACCGCGTGCCGAACCTGAACAAGGGTCGCGCGTGCTTCTACGCCAACCGCACCGTGTACTCGTTCCTGCGCATCATGGCGCTGAACAAGTCGCAATCGGCGGTCACGATCGAGACGGCCATGAACCAGTTCGGCACGCCGTACAAGATGGCCAGCTTCCTGGGCGTTCCGCTGCGCAAGGTGGACCGCATCCTCAACACCGAGGCCCGCGTGGTCTAAAGCACGATGCCCCGGCCCTGTGCCGGGGCTCGCGCTGACCCAGCCCCGAACACTTCAAGGAACACCGAACCATGATCCTCGACGCTCAGACCCAACTTTCCTCGGCGCAAGCCGTCACGGCCTCCGCGGTTTCCGCCAACACCATCGACCTGGGCACCGCCCGCGACGTGGCCAACGGCGATGAACTGCACGTGGCCATCACGGTGGACGTGGCCGCCGCTGCCGCTGGCGCCGCCACGGTCACGTTCCAGGCCATCACCTCGGCCTCGGCCAACCTGTCCACCCCCACGGTGATCGCGCAGACCGATGCGATCGGCAAGGCCGATCTGCCCGCCGGCCGTCGCCCGATCATCCTGACGCTGTCGCGCCACGTGCTGGCGTCGCTGCCGATCGGCCAGCGCTACCTCGGCCTGAACTACCTGGTGGGCACCGGCCCGCTGACGACTGGCTCGTTCACCGCCAGCGTGGTGACCGACCCGCAGGACGTCGCCCGTAACTACGCCTCGGGCTTCTCGATCACCTGATCGGGGGCCCGGTGACGAGCGCCCCGGCGACGCACCAGCGAGCCGGGGCATGTTCAACCCGCAAGGAACCAACCCATGAAAAAGCGTTTTCTGGTCGTCGAGGACTCGTTCATCGGCATGAAACTGATTAAGGCCGAGGACAAGCAGATCGTCGAGATCGAGGTGGACGTCGACAAGGGCGGCATGACCCCGGGCTCCAACCTGGTGGAGGTCGACGAGGACGGCAACCCGATCGCCGAGCAGGCCGCCAAGCCCAAGCGCGCGCCCAAGGCCGACGGCAAGACCGACGGCAAGACCGACGGCAAGGCCGACGGCAAGACCGACGACCTGGCCTGAACCCGCAGGCCCTGAGCCGGCAAGCAAGGGCCGCGGAACCCCCGCGGCCCTTTTTCGTGTGAGGAGCACCCGTGGCCACCAGCATCGACATCTGCAACCAGGCCCTGAGCCACATCGGCGCGGCGGCCAAGATCACCGCCATCGACCCGCCGGACGGGAGTGCCGAGGCGAACCACGCCGCGCGCTTCTACCTGTCGGCGGTGTACCGCGCGCTGGCCCGCATCGACTGGTCGTTCGCGCGCACCCGCGCGGCGCTGGGTGCCGTGGCGCTGCCGGACACCGCGGCCTGGGCCTACGCCTACGCCAAGCCGTCCGACTGCGTCACCGTGCGGCGCATCACCACCGGCAGCGCCAGCCAGTTCGAGGACGACAGTGCCGACTTCGAGCTCGAGGGCGAGACGCTGCTGACCAACCAGGCCGACGCCGTGCTGATCTACACCCGCGCGGTGACCGACGCGGCCAAGTTCCCGGTGCTGTTCACCGACGTGGTGGCACTGGATCTGGCCGCGTTCCTGGCCGGCCCGATCTTGCGCGGCGGCGAGGGCATCAACGCCGCGGGCAAGCTGCGCGAGCTGGCGCGCCGCGCGGCGCTCGAGGCCGCTGCGGTGGACGCGAGCAACAGCGCGCGCCCGGCCACCCAGTACGTGCCCGGCTCGCTGGCCGCGCGCGGCGCCACGCCCCCCCTGACCGCCAGCACCATGCTGGCCCGCTGACATGCCCATCACCAAAGTCGCGCGCCGCTCGTTCGCCGGGGGCGAGATCACGCCCGAGATGTTCGGGCGCACCGACAACGTCAAGAACCAGACCGGGCTGGCCCTGTGCCGCAACGCCCTGGTGCTGCCGCACGGCCCGGTGACCAAGCGCCCCGGGACCGCGTTCGTGAACATCGCCAGCGCGGCCATCAGCGCGGTGCGGCTCATCCCGTTCGTGTTCAGCGCCACGCAGTCGATGCTGCTGGAGTTCGGCAACGGGTATATCCGCTTCCACACCGCGGGCGCCACGCTGCTGGAGGCGAGCAAGGCATGCGCGGTCGCCGGCTCGACGGTCAACTGCACCGCGCACGGCTACAACACCGGCGACTGGGTGTTCATCGGCGGGGCCTACTACCGCCTGACGGTGACCGGGGCCAACTCGTTCACGGTGGTGGACACGATCACCGGCACCGCGGCCCTGCCTGCGGGCACCACCTGCGCGCGCGTGTACACGCTGGCCAGCCCCTACGCAGCCAGCGACCTGTCGGTGCTCAAGTACACGCAGGACGCCGACGTCCTGACGATCTCCCACCCGGGTTACCCGACCTACGAGCTGCGCCGCCTGTCGGCCACCAGCTGGACGCTGTCGGCGCCCACGCTCGGCGCATCGATCGCGCAGCCCAACGCCGGCGGGGCGGCCACCGTCACGGCCACCGTCGGCACCGGCACGGCCTACCCAAAGGACCACTTCTACCGCGTCACGGCCGTGACCAGCGACGGCTTGCAGGAGTCGCTGTCGACATCGGCTGCCGGCACCACCGTCGACCTGACGCTGCCCGGGTCCAAGAACACGGTCTCTTGGACCGCGCCGGCGGGGCTGACCAACCCCACGTACCGCGTCTACAAGGCCGACAACACCAGCGTGGGCCTGTTCGGCTACATCGGCGAGACCTCGGGCCTGTCGTTCATCGACGACAACATCATCCCCGACTACTCGCGCAACCCGCCATCGGCCGTGATGCGGCTGGACACGGCAGGCAACTACCCGGGCGCGGTCAGCTACTTCGAGCAGCGGCGCGTGTTCGCCGGCTCGACCAACGACCCGCAGGCGGTGCAGATGACGCGCACCGGCACCGAGAGCAACCTGTCCACCTCCAACCCGTCGCAGTCGGGCGACGCAATCGCGTTCCGGTTGAAGGCCCAGCAGCAAAACGCGATCCGCCACCTGCTGCCGCTGTCGGACCTGCTGGCGCTCACGGCCAGCGCCGTGTGGCGCATCTTCTCCAACACCGACGGCCCGCTGCTGCCCTCCACCGTGGCGGCCCGCGTGCAGGCGTTCGACGGCGCCAGCCACGTCACCCCGGTGCTGACGGGCACCGGCGTGCTGTTCGTGGAGAACAACGGCAAGCGGGTGCGCGACATCGCCTATTCGACCGAGGCGCGCAGCTACGTGACCAACGACCGCACGGTGCTGGCCCCGCACCTGTTCAACGATTACACCCTGGTCGACGCCGCGTTCCAGCGCACCCCGGACAAGGTTGCTTGGTTCGCGCGCAGCGACGGCGCGCTGCTGTCGCTGACGTTCCTGCCCGAGCAGCAGGTCTACGCATGGGCCCAGCACGTCACCGACGGCACCGTCGAGAGCGTGTGCGTGGTCCCCGAAAGCAACCAGGACGTGCTCTACCTGCTGGTGCGTCGCACGCTGCGCGGGGTCACAACGCGCGTGATCGAGCGCATGGCCCCGCGCCAGTTCGCCACGCTCGCCGACGCATTTTTCGTCGACTGCGGCGCCACCTACTCGGGCGCGCCCACGCTCACGCTGTCCAACCTCTGGCACCTGGAGGGCAAGACGGTGGCGGTGCTCGCCGACGGTGGCGTGCTGTCCGATCTGGTGGTGACCGGCGGCACGCTGACGCTGCCCTTGCAGGCCAGCACCGTGCAGGTGGGCCTGCCCTACGCCACCGACGTCCAGACCGTGCCGATGTCGGTGGACGCGGCCGCCGCCTCGGGCAGCGGCACCGTCAAGGCGCTGGGCGACACCAGCCTGCTGGTGTACCGCACCGGCGTGTTCTCGGTCGGCCCCGACGAGGACAGTCTCACCGAGTACCCGATGCGCACGAACGAGGCGTACGACAGCGCCCCCACCCTCAAGAGCGAGGAGCTGTCGCTGGAGATCCTGCCCGAGTGGGACCGCGCAGGCCAGCTGTGGATCCGCAGCGCCGACCCGGTGCCGCTGACCCTGTCGGCGCTGACCACGCAGGTGCACCTTGCCGGCTGAGTGGCACCTGCCGCGCCTGGCCGGTGGCCGCTTCGACGTGATCGAGCCGGACGCACCCAGCGTGCGCTGGCTCGCCGAGCACCTGCGCCAGGCCGACCAGGAGGAGATCCATGCCACTGTCGGCCACCGGCGGTTTGGCGAGGTGCTGGCGCACGGCACGGCCATCAGCGACAGCACCGCGCTAGCCGTCGACCGTGATGGCACGCCGGTCGCCCTGTTCGGGGTCAGCACGGTGTCGCTCCTGAGCAACATTGGCTGCCCCTGGATGGTGGCCACCGACGCCGCGCGACTGTTCAGGTGTGCACTTGTCGCGCTCGGCCGTTCCTACACTGCCGCCATGCTTGAGCATTACGACCGGCTGGAGAACGCGGTGGACGCGCGCAACGAGACGAGCGTGGCGTGGCTGCAACACCTTGGCTACCAGATGGGCGAGCCCAAGCCCTACGGTGCGCTGGCGTTGCCTTTCCGCAACTTCTGGATCGAAAGGAACTGAACCCCATGTGCATTCCAATCGCTGCTGCCGCCCTCGCCGCCACGATCGGCTCCACTGTGATGAGCGCGATCAACACGCACCAGCAGGCCAAGGCGCAGCAGGCCAGCCTGAACATGCAGGCGGCCACCGCCCAGCGCGAGGCCGCCGCCAGCGACGCGCAGGCCAAGCGCGCCGAGGAGCGCGCCGACCAGGAGGCGCGCCGCGTCGGCGCGCAGCAGGCCGACGTGCGCGGCCGCCAGCAGGCCAGCATGGCGGCCAACGGGATCGACCTGACCTACGGCAGCGCGCAGTCGACGCTGGAGCAGACCGATTACTACGGCCTGAGCGATCAGATGACCGCGCAGCGCAACGGCGCCGACGAGGCCAGCGCCTACCGTGACCGCGCCGGCCAGCTGCGCGCCAATGGTGGCTTCCTGTCCGCGCAGGCGAACAGCATCAGCCCGGGCATGCAGACCGCCGGCACCCTGCTCGCGGGCGGCGGCAAGGTGGCCGAGCGCTGGTCGGCCTGGTCGAAGTCGTAAGGAGCGACGATGCCCCAAGTTCCACGCTACGACCGCCAGCAGGTCGAACTCAATCCACTGCCCCGCGCCGGGGCGGTGCCACCGCCGGCCTATGCCGCAGGGGCTGCGGCCGGCAACACCACAGCACTGGCCCGGGGGCTGGACGCCTTCGGCGACTCGATGGACCGGCTGGCTATCCAGCAGTCCAACGAGGAGGCGTTCAGCACCGAGGCGCGCGCCAAGCAGGCATGGATCGAATACTCGGCCGAGCTGCAAAAGAACCGCCAAGGCGCCAGCGCCAAGGGCGTTGCCGCCGACGCGGGCAAGTGGTGGGACGAGAACGGCGCCAAGTTCGCCGAAGGGGCCACCACCGGCCGGGCCCAGCGCATGGTCAAGCAGTCGCTGCAGCGCATGCAGCTGGCCGCGGTCAACGAGTTCAAGGGCTTCGAGCTGCGCCAGGGCGAGATCGCCGCCGACGCCGCGTTCGAGGCCAACGTCAAGAGCTCGATCTCGGCGATCGCCGCCAACCCCAGCACCGAGAACATGGCGCTGCACCGCACCGGCATCGCGGCCGCCATGCGCGAGCAGGCCGCGGCGCGCGGCTGGGCGCCCGAGGTGCTGAACGACAAGATGGCCACCGCGCAGTCGGCGGCCACCATCGCCGCGTTCAACACCGTGCTGGCGCGCAGCCCGATCGAGGCGCGCGACTTTTGGGCCGCCAACCGCGAGACGGTGCGCGGCGAGCAGCGCGACGAGATCGACAACCGCCTCAAGACCGCAGTGGCCACGGTGGAAGCCAACGCCAAGGTGGACGAGGTGTGGCGCGAGCTCGGGCCGAAAAAGGACATGGACCCGGTCGAGCTGGACAAGATGGGCACCCGCGTGCGCGAGCTGTTCCGCGATCAGCCCGAGACGCTGAAAGCGGCGCAGGCGGCGCTGCGCGAGCGGGCCATGGAGTTCAACTCGGCGCAGGCCGAGCGCAAGGCCGGCGCCACCAACGACGTGATGGCCGTGTGGCAGTCCACCAAGAGCATGGCCGCCGTCAAGGCGTCCACCGCCTGGGGCCAGCTGCCAGCCACCGAGCAGTCGAAAATCGAGGAGCACATCACCAACGTGCAGACCGCGGCCCTGAACCGCGCCAACGCGCAGGCCGGCCGCGACATCCTCGCCTTCAACCGGGACCAGCAGCGCCTGCAGCAGCAGAACTTCGGTGCGTACCTGGCCTACAGCGACCCGCGCGCGCTGGCCGGCATGACGCGCACGCAGGTGCAGGCGCTGCAGCCCACGCTGGGCAACGAGCTCACCGGCCACCTGCTCACGCGCTGGGACGCGATGCAGACGGCCGACGGCAAGCGCACGGCGAGCATCGACAAGGATGACTTCAACGAGATCGCGCGGCAGTTCAAGCTGCCAGTGGACAAGATCAGGAAGTCCGAGCAGGAGGCCGGCGCGCTGGGCACGCTGCAGTTCCGCGTCGAGCAGATGATCGACATGGCGCAGGCCGGCAAAAAGGCGCCGCTCACGCGCCAGGAAAAGCTCGAGCTGATGCGCACCGAGATGGGCAAGCAGGTGCTGCTCGATGGCTGGTTCACCAACACCTCCAAGCCGGTCATTGAGCTCACGCCCGAGGACGTGTCCAGCGTGATCGTGCCGCCGGTCGAGCGCAAGGCGCTCACCGAGGCCATGCAGGTGATGCACGGCCGGGTGCCCGAGTCGCAGCGCGCGCAGTTCGCGCCGACCGAGGAAAACCTCAAACGCTTCTACCTGATGCACAAGTCGCGCGGTGCCGCGAGCCTGATCCCCCGCAAGGACCAAAATGCCCAATGAGTATCTGGACATGATGCAGAGCCTGGTCGACGGCCAGGACACGCAGTTCCGCGCGGCGGCCGACACCGCCCTGCAGTACGACCCCGACCAGGTCGCCACCTCCCGGCGCGTGGCCGGCTACCTCGGCGTCCCCGCGCCGGTGGTGGAGGCGGCGCCGCAGGACGCGCAGCGGCAGGCCCGGCTCAAGCAACTGGAGGAGGACACGGCCAGCGCGCCGGCGCTGCGCCGACGCTACACCGACGCCGATTTCGCCAAGCTGGCCAGCGACGACAGTTTCAACCTGAGCGCGATCGAGCGCGGGATCCGTCAGCTGTGGAAGCCGAACGACCCCGCGTTCAAGCGCGCGGCCACTGCCACCGGCAAGTTCCTGGCCGACGGCGCCAAGAACCTGGTGGTGGGCGGCATCGTCGGGCTGGGCGCGATGGAGCTGGACCTGGCGGCGCTGCCGCTCGACGCGCTCTCGGGCACGGTCGGCCAGCTGCTGCCCGAGGACCAGTTCGGGCGCATCGCGGCCGACTACCGCCAGCGCGCCCAGCGCGCCCGCGCTGCGGCCGCCGAGTTCGGCAACCAGCAGGACTACAAGGACAGCACCATCGGCTCGGGGTTCATGTCCGGCATGCAGTCGGCCGGCCAGAACCTGCTGATGCTGCCGGTGGGGATGGAGGTGGCCACCATGAAGGGCGCGCACGCGGCCGGTCAGCTGGTGGCCGGCCTCATGGGCGCCGGCGTCGGCGCGCAGGCGTACACCGAGGCGCGCGAGCGCGGCATGGGGCGCGCGGGCGCGGCCACCTACGCGGCGCCGCAGGCGGTGTTCGAGTACGCATTCGAGAGCATCCCGGCCAGCCGGCTGCTGACCGACATCACGCGGCACTCCAACATCGGCACGCTGGTGGCGCGCCAGATCGTCCCCGAGGTGGTGGGCGAGCAGGCCACCACGGTGCTGCAAGATCTGAACGAGTGGGTCCGGCTGAACCCGGACAAGACGATCAAGCAGTTCCTGGAGGAGCGGCCCGACGCCGCCGTGCAGACGCTGGTGGCCACGCTGGTGGGCATCGGCGTGCAGGGCGGCACCGTGCGCGCCGTGCAGCGCGCGATCGGCGGCGTGGCCGAGCAGGAGGCCCGCGCGGCAGACGCCGAGGGCTATGCCGCGCGCATGCAGGAGCTGCTGCAGCTTGCCGCCGGCAGCAAGCTGCGCGAGCGCGACGCCGAGAGCTTCGCCGCCTTCGCGCAGGAGGCGGCGCAGGAGGCCGGGTTCGACGGCTCGGTGCACGTCGACGCGCCGGTGCTGGCGCAGGCGCTGCAGGCGGCGGGGCTGAGCTCCGAGCAGTTCGCGCAGCTCTCGCCCGAGGCGGCGCGCGGCCTGCAGCAGGCCGCCCCCACCGGCGGCACGGTGGCCATCCCGGTGGGCGACCTGGCCGGCCGGCTGGTGGGCACCGGGCTGGAGCAGTCGCTGCTGCCGCACCTGCGCGTGACCGAGGACGCGCTCAGCCAGGAGGAGGCCAAGCTGGTCACCCAGCAGGCCCAGCAGATGCTGCAGCAGGAGGCCACGCGGCTGGTGCAGCAGGCGCAGGACAGCGTCGCGGTGGAGGCCAGCAGCGAGAAAGTCAAGCAGGGCCTGCTCGACCAGCTCACGGCTGCCAACCGCTTCACGGCCGACGTGAACAGCGCGTACGCGTCCCTGGCTAGCGCGTTCTACACGGCGACCAGCCAGCGCCTTGGCATCACGCCCGAGGAGCTGTACGCGCGCTACCCGCTGCGCATCCAGGCGGTGGTGGACGCCGAGCAGAGCTTGGGCCAAGGCCACCGCACCGTGCAGGTGGACGGCCAGCGCTACCCGGACACCAACAGCCGCGGGCAGGTGCTGCACCCGACGTTCCAAGGGCAGATCAATTTCTGGCGCGCGTTCCGCGGCTCGCAGGTGGTGGACCCGGACGGCCGCCCGCTGGTGGTCTACCATGGCACCGGCGACGACTTCACCGAGTTCTCGCGCAGCGAGGCCGGCAAGGCCACGCGCGCCGCGGGCACCGACCAAGGGTTCTTTTTCACCGACCGACCGGACCTGGCCAGCCGCTACGCCGAGATGCGCGGCAGCGAGGGCTCGCCCAATGTGCTGCCGGTCTACCTGATCCTGAAGAACCCGCTTCGCGCCAGCGCCGCCAACATGATGGAGGCTGACCGCCTGCTCGCGCAGGGCGTCGGCGAGCACGACGGCGCGATCGTGACGGTGGGCGAGGGCGAGCGCCAGCAAACGGTCTACCTGGTCAAGGACTCCACCCAGGTCAAGAGCTCGATCGGCAATGTGGGCCAGTTCGACACCAGCAGCCGCGACATCCTGGAGCAACCCGCTTACCACGGCTCGCCGCACCAGTTCGACAAGTTCTCGACCGAGCACATTGGCAGCGGCGAGGGCGCGCAGGCATTCGGCTGGGGGCTGTACTTCGCCGAGAACAAGGGTATTGCAGAGGGCTATCACCGGACACTGACGCGAGCGCACGGGTCGTTTGCTGTGCGCGTTAACGGCCGACATCAACGTGGAACACCGATCCGCTACGCTGCTGAAAAAATCGCCGAGACGCAGGACACGGTCACGCGTGAGGATCTGATCGCCTACTTCGAGAGCCAGCTCGCGGAAGATGAAAGCCGCAGCTCTCTCGCAAATAACCCCGCACTGAAAAAAGCGTTGCAGCGTGAACGGCAAGCCGCGCTAAAAACGCTGCGTGAAGCCGAATCCGTTGAGGTTGAGATCGACCGCCCCGCCGGTGCGCTGTACCAAGTCGACATCCCCGACGCGGTGGTCGCGCGCATGCTGCTGTGGGACCGGCCGCTGGGTGAGCAGCCCGAGAGCGTGCGCGAGGCGCTGGAAAAGGCCGGACTCTACACCCCACCTGGCGCGCTGGAGGAGGCGTTCGCCGACCGATACGCGCAGGCCGTCGCCTCGCTCGGTGGCAACGCCGATGCTGTGCGCAAGGCGGTCATTGACCTGTCGCGCATGGACAGAACAGACGGTCCCGCGTGGGACGCGGCCTGGGCCGTGCTGCTGGAGGAAAACCCGCGAGCCGAGGGGTTCGACCTCAACGAGATCCACGACTCGCTGCGCCCGCAGTATTTCGAGACGCGCTACGACCACAACACCGGCGAGCATGTCACGGTCCCGGTGGCGCAGACGGGCGAGGAGTTTTACCGCAGCCTCGCAAGCGCCGAGGGGTCGGATCGCGCGGCCAGCGAACTGCTGGACTCGCTCGGCATCCCCGGGATCAAGTTCCTTGACGCCGGCTCGCGGCCCAAGAACATCGTCGACCAGGAACTGTTCGATCTCGTGCAGAAGCACGGCGCCGAGCAGGCGGTCGAGATGAAGATGCGCAGCATCTACGAGACGCCGAAAAAGAAAGAGAAAATCCGCGCCTCGCTGCTGGAACAGGCGCAGTCGTACACCCACAACCTGGTCGTGTTCAACGACCAGAATGTGCAGATCACGCACAAGGACGGCACGCCCGTCACCAAGCAGGAGCGCGACGGCCTGCTCGGGCAGAACACCCCCGGCGACAAGGTCGCCCGCTACCGCAAGGCGCTGCTGGCGGGCCGCCAGCTCGAGGAGCTGAGCCCCGAGGAGCGGGCCCAGTACGAGGCGCTGGACAGCACCGACCTAGGACAGGGCGCCAGCACCCGCGGCACGTTCAGCCCCAGCAGCCTGACCATCACGCTGCTGGAAAAGGCCGACCTGTCCACGTTCCTGCACGAGACGGGCCACTTTTTCCTCGAGGCCCTGGCCGACATGGCGGCGCAGCCCGATGCACCGCCGGCGCTGGCCGCCGACCTGCAAACCGTGCTGGACTGGTTCGGCGTCAAGGACGCCGCCGCCTGGCAGCAGATGACGCTGGATCAGCAGCGCCCGCATCACGAGAAGTTCGCCGAGAGCTTCGAGCAGTACCTGTTCGAGGGCAAGGCCCCCAGCCGCGAGATGCAGGGGCTGTTCGCGCGCTTTCGCGCGTGGCTCACCAACGTCTACCGCTCGCTGCAGCAGTTCATGGCCAGCTACAACACCCAGCTGACCGACGAGGTGCGCGGCGTGTTCGACCGGCTGTTGGCCACGCAGGACGCGATCGAGGACGCGCTGGCCACGCGCGGGTTCACGCCGCTGTTCGAGGCCATCGCCGACTCGGGCATGGACATGACCCAATGGGAGAAGTACCAGGCCACCAACCGCGAATATGTCGAGCAGGCCATGGCCCGCCTGCAGTCGCGCTCGCTGCGCGATCTGCGCTGGGTGGTCAACGCCCGCAGCCGCGAGCTCAAGAAAATCAGCAAGGACGTGGCCGACAAGCGCAAGGCGGTCGAGGCCGAGGTGCGCGAGCAGGTGCGCCAAGACCCGGTCTACGCCGTGCAGCGCTGGCTCAAGACCGGCGTGATGGCCGACGGCACCAAGACCGAGGGCGCCAAGCTGTCGACCGCGGCGCTGCGCGAGATGTACGGCGATGGGCCGGCCGCCCCGTGGCGCTACCTGGCCACCAACATGGTCACCGGCGAGCTGGGCCTGCACCCGGACGTGGTGGCCGAGATGTTCGGCTTTACCTCCGGCGACGAGATGGTGCGCAAGATCGTGGCCGCGTTCCCCGAGGAGAGCGAAGTCCAGGGGCTGACCGACCAGCGCATGCTCGAGCGTTACGGCGACCTGATCTCGCCCGAGGGTCAGGCACGTGCGGCCGACGAGGCGATTCACAACGAGGCGCGCGCCCGTGCGGTGGCCACCGAGCTGGCGGCGCTGCAGGGCGCCACCAGCCCCACCCGCAAGATGACGGCCACCGCGCGCGCCTTCGCCGAGCGGCTGGTGGCCAGCCGCCGCGTGCGCGACCTGAAACCGGGCCAGCACCTGGCAGCCGAGACCCGCGCCGCCAAGCGCGCGGCCGCCGCCTCCAAAGCCGGCGACACGCAGACGGCGCTGACCGAAAAGCGCAACGAGCTGCTGAACTTCTACGCCGCACGGGAGACCACCACGGCGCTCGAGGACGTGGACAAGGGCGTCAAGTACCTGCGCAAGGTCGCCGACAGCGACACGCTCGACGCCGACTACCGCGAGCAGATCGAGACGCTGCTGGAGCGCTTCAACCTGCGCGCGGTCAGCAACAAGGCGCTGGACCGCCAGGCCACGCTGCTCGAGTGGATCGAGCACCAGCGCGAGCTGGGCGTGGAGCCGAACATCCCGCCGGAGCTGCTGGACGAGGCGCGGCGCAAGTCCTACAAGGACATGACCGTCGAGGAGTTCCGCGGCCTGGTGGACACGGTCAAGCAGATCGAGCACTTGGGGCGTCTCAAGCACAAGCTGCTCACAGCCAAGGACGAACGCGAGTTCGGTGCCATCGCAGCCGACATCACGCGCGGGATCCTGGAGCACGCCAAGGACCGCAGCGCCGACACCCGCACCCCCAACACGGTGCTGGGCGAGACGCTGGTGAAGCTCAAGCGCTTCGCCGCAATGCACGTCAAGGTGGCCACCTGGGCCCGCATCATGGACGGGGGCAAGGACGGCGGGCCGGTGTGGGAGTACCTGGTGCGCGCGGCCAACGCAGCCGGCGACAAGGAGATCGGCATGCGCGAGCAGGCTGCCCGCGAGCTCGCGGCGCTGGTCGCGCCGGTGCTGCGGCTGGGGCCGATGGGCGGCGCCGGCGTGTTCATCCCGGCGGTGGGCCGCAGCATGAACCGCGAGGCGCGGCTGGCCGTCGCCTTGAACACCGGCAACGCCTCCAACCTGCAGCGCCTGATGGGTGGCGAGGGCTGGAGCCAGGCGCAGGTGGACGCGATCACCGGCACGCTGACCGAGGCCGAGTGGGCGTTCGTGCAGAACGTGTGGGACTACTTCGAGAGCTTCCGCCCCGAGATCGCGGCCAAGGAGCGGCGCGTCTCCGGCGTCGAGCCCAAGTGGCTGGAGGCCAGCCCGCGCACCGTGATCGCGGCCGGCGGCCAGCAGGTCAACCTGCGCGGGGGCTACTACCCGGTCAAGTACGACCCGCGCGCCAGCGAGCGCGCCGAGGCGCACGCGGACGCCGAGGTGAAGCGCGCGCAGATGAAGGGTGCGTACACCAGCGCCACCACCCGGCGCTCGTTCACCAAGGACCGCGCCGAGGAGGTCAACGGCCGACCGCTGCTGTACTCGCTCGATGGCATCTACACCGGCGTCAACGAGGTGATCCATGACCTGTCCTGGCACGAGTTCCTGATCGATGCCAACCGGCTGGTGCGCAACCAGTCGATCTCTGGCGCGATGCGCCAAAAGTACGGCCCCGAGGCGCACCAGCAGTTCAAGTCCTGGCTGCAGGACATCGCCGCCGGCGAGCAGGGCGCGGCCAACGAGAGCTGGCTGGGCTGGGTCCGGCAGGGCGTGTCGATCTCGGGCCTGGGCTTCAACGTGATGTCGGCCGTGATCCAGCCGCTGGGTATCACCCAGTCGATCGAGCGCGTCGGCGCCAAGTGGGTCGGCCGTGGCATCGCGCAGTTCACCGCCTCGCCGACCGCGGCGGCCGACATGGTGGCCGACAAGAGCGAGTTCATGCGCACCCGGGCGCTGACCCGCCTGCGCGAGCTCGCCGAGGTGCGCGCCCAAGTGCGCGGACGCAGCAAGGCGCGCCAGGCCATCGACGCAGGGGCGTACTTCCTGATGCTGCGCGCCCAGCAGGTGGTGGACATCCCGACCTGGATCGGTGCCTACGAAAAGGCGGTCGTGGAGGGCGGCAACGACGAGGAGCGCGCCGTGGCGCTGGCCGACCAGGCCGTGATCGACAGCCAGGGCTCGGGCACCGCCAAGGATCTGGCGGCGATCGAGCGCGGCGACCAGGCGCTCAAGTTGTTCACCACGTTCTATTCGTTCTTCAACACCGCGCTGAACGCCGGCGTGCGCGCCACGATGACCACCGAGAGCAAGGCGCAGCTGGCCAGCAAGTACATGCTGCTGTATGTCGTGCCGGTGGTGCTGGGCGCCCTGCTCAAGGACGCGCTCACCGCGGGCGACAGCGGCGACTGGGACGACCCCAAAAAGGTGGCCAAGACCCTGATCCGCGAGGAGCTGTCCTACCTGTTCGGGCTGATGGTCGGCGTGCGCGAGCTCTCCGGCATGGCGCAGACGCTCACCGGCACCGCGCAGTACAGCACCGACTATGCCGGGCCGGCCGGCCTGCGCCCGTTCGCCGATGCGGTCAAGCTGGCCAAGCAGGCCAACCAGGGCGAGGCCGACGACGCGCTGCGTAAGGCGGTCATCAACACCGCCGGCGAGCTGCTGCGGCTGCCGGCCGCGCAGATCAACCGCAGCATTAACGGCGCCCGCGCGCTGTCCGAGGGCAAGACGCACAACCCGCTGGCCCTGGTCACCGGCTACCAGGAGGCCGGTCGCTGATCGTGCACCTGCTGCTGAGTTACATCCTGACAATCATCCCCCGGAGCACCTGCCCATGATCCCATCCACCTCCCGCCGCTCGCCCGTCTACACGGGCACGGGCGCCGTCTCGGCCTATGCGTTCGCCTTCAAGGTGTTCGCTGACGCTGACGTGCAGGTGCTGACCACCAGTGCCGCGGGCGCGGAGAGCACGCTGGTGCTCACCACCGACTACACCGTCACGCGCAACGCCGACCAGGACAGCTTCCCCGGCGGCACGGTCAACCTGACGCTGCCGCTGGCCAGCGGCGCCCGGCTGGTGGTGGTGGGCAACACCGACTACACGCAGACCGCGCAACTGCCCAACGGCGGCACGTTCAACGCGCGGGTGGTCGAGCAGGCGCTGGACCGCGCCGCCATGCAGGCGCAGCAGCTGCTGGAGCTGTCCACGCGCACGCTGCGGCTGCCCTCGGCCGAGACCGGCCCGATAACCCTACCTGCGCTGGCGCAGCGCCTGAGCGCGTTCCTCGCGTTCGACGCAGCCGGCGCGCCGATCGCGGCCGCTGGCGTGCCAAGCACCCCAGTGTCCTCGTTCGTGGCCACGCTGCTGGACGACACCACGGCAGCCGCCGCGCGCGCCACGCTGGGCATCACCTCGCGCACCGGCACACGCGGCCTGCTCGGGGCACCCAACTCGCTGGTGCCCCTGACCAAGTACGACCTGAGCGCCGAGGAGGTGGTGCTGCGCAGCAGCACCGGCGAGCTGGTGCTGCGCACGAACACCGGCACCGTCACCTGCGACTTGGGTGCGGCGGGGCCGGTGGCCAACGGGCGCGACCAGGCCGGCGCCTTCGCGGCCAACAGCTGGATCTACCTGTACCTGATCTGGAACGGTGCCACGCTGGCCACGCTGGCCAGCACCACGGCGCCCGCGGCCTTCACTGGCGCGACCCTGCCGGCCGGCTACACGCACTGGGCGTTCGCCACCACGGTGCGCTGGAACGCCAGCAGCAACATCATTCCGGCGGCCACGCGCGGCTCCTCGGTGATGTACGACATCGACTCCAACACCACGGCGCGCGTGCTCAGTGGTGGTACGGCAACCAGCTGGACGGCGGTGTCCTGCGCCACCCTGGTGCCGCCGATCGCCCTGCGAGCCATCATGGAGTTCATCTTGTCTGCGTCGCTGGCGTCGGCTGGCTCGATCACCGGCAGTGTGCGCCCGACCGGCTCGGCCAAGCTGGGATTTTCTGGTGCCTCCTCGCAGGTTCAGGTCAATGGTCAGACCGCGGTGGACGTGAACCAGTTTCAGATGGCGCTGAACAGCTCCCAGCAGTTCGACTACCAGCTGTCAACCGCCCCCAGCACGGGCGGCTTCTACGCCGACGTGTACGGCTACATCGTTCCCAACGGAGACTCCTGACCCACCATGCAATCCGAGATCCTGTTCTACCGCAACCCCGCCGTGGCCCTGCCGGGCACGCAAAGCGGCGTCGACTGGGCGTTCCCCGGCAACGCGCTGTCGGCCAGCTGCGCGCCGTTTCGCGCCGACACGGTCAGCGGTCAGCTGGACTCGGCGCGCTGGTTCTTGGTGTGGAACCCCCAGGTCTCGGACCCGGCCAGCCCCACCGGCGTGCGGCTGGTGCACTGCGACAGCGGCCCCAGCAACCTGGTGGAGGTGGCCGCGATCCGCCAGCAGGGCGAGGTCTACGCCAAGCCGCGGGTGGGAATGGTCGACATCACGACCGTCCTGAACAGCCTGATCGCGGGCAAGCAGTACAAGCAGCTCGGTCAGCAGACGTTCGGCAACGGCGGCAACGGCTGCCTGATCTATGCGTCGTGGGTCGAGCTGGTGTGGAAACCGGCCGCACCGGCTGTCTGAAAGCCCATGAAGATGAACGACCTGACCCCCGACCCGAGCGGCCCGGTTGCAGCGCTGCTGTACAAGTTCCTGCCCGCCGGTGTGGGGGCGGCGATCATGGTGGCGGTGGACCTGCCGGCGAGCCGGCGCGAGCTGTTCCTGCGCGTGTTCGTGGCCATGGCCGGCTGCTACCTGTGGGGCGGCGTGGTCATGGACTGGCTGACCACCGTAGGCTGGCTCGCGTTCATCGACCCGAGCAAGCGCGAGCACCAGGTGGCCGTCAACGGCGCGCTGGGCGCGGTCGGCTGGTCCGCGGTCGGTGCCGGCAGCATGTGGCTCAAGCGGTTCCGCATGGACCCGGGCGCTGCGGCGCGCGAGGTCAAGTCGTGATCGAGGCCCTGCTCGCCTTCCTCGGCGGGCCACTGCTGCAGTTCCTGGGCGGCGCAGCGTTCCGCATGATCTGGGGCGAGGTCTCGGCCTGGAAGAACAAGAAACTGGAGCACGAGCAGGAGCTCGAGCGGCTGGAGGCGCAGGAGCGTTTCGCCGCCGCGCAGCATGAGCGCAACCTGGCCAACACCCGGCTGACCCACGAGCTCGGGATCCGCGAGATCGAGGTGCGCAGCCAAGCCAACCTGGCCGAGATCGACGCCATGACGTTCCTGGAGGGCGTGCGCGCGACCACGGTGCATACCGGCGTGCGGTTGATCGACGCATGGAACGCGGCGATCCGCCCTGGCGTGGCCACCTGGGCGGTGGTTATGCTCACGGTCGACGCCTGCGTCAAGTCGATCACCCTGCCTGACGCGACGCTGGCCGTGTGCAACGCGGCGCTGGGGCTGTTCCTGGCCGATCGCACGCTGGCCAAGTCGGGCCGCAAGTGAGCCCCGAGCTGCTGGCGCTGCTCGAGGCGGTCAAGCGCTTGGTGCGCCGCTTCGAGGGGCTGCGGCTGCGGCCCTACCTGTGCCCCGCCGGCGTGCCGACGATCGGCTACGGGGCCACCACCTACGAGGACGGCCGGCGCGTCAAGCTCACCGACCCGGCCATCGCGCCGGAGCGCGCCGAGGCGCTGCTCACGCACCAGATCCTGCGCCGGTTCCTGCCGGCCACGCAGCGCCTGTGCCCGGGCGCGGACAGCTCCGACCGGCTGGCGGCGCTGGTGGACTTCGCGTTCAACCTCGGCGAGGGTCAGCTGGCCGCCAGCACGCTGCGCCGCAAGGTGAACGCGCAGGACTGGCCGGCGGCGCGTGAGCAACATCTGCGCTGGAACCGGGCCGCCGGCCGGGTGCTGCCGGGGCTGGTGGCGCGCTGCCAGGCCCGGGCAGCCCTGACCTAGCGCACGACGCCCTGCACCTCGTCGGCGACCAGCTTGGCGTAACCGGCGATGTCCACCCAGCTGTCGGCGTAGGTGGGGTCACCGTTGAGGATGCGCGCGATCTTGTGCACGACCATCTCCAGCGCCTCGCGGCCGCTGGCCCCGAGCCGGTGCCACCCATCGGTGCGGCGCATCTCGTCTTTCATGCGCTGGGCGATCACCGCGTGGTCCTTGAACTTGCCGTATCGCGCGCCCCGCTCGCTCAGCGTGGCGTCGATGTCGGTTTGCTGCGCCTCCAACCCGGCGGCCAACGCGGCGCCCAGCGCCGCGGCGGGCTGCTCTTGCACCACCTCGACCGGGCCGGGCTTGCCGGGCAGGGTGAACGGCACGATCAGGCGCCCCTGCGGGTCGGCCATGACATCCTTGTGCGGGCGCTCGTTGCCGGTCCACGGGTCGAACAGCCACACGGCGCCTGGGTAGCGCCAGCCGTCGGGTGGCGTGTCGCTGGCGGTCAGCGGCGAGCCGGTGGTGGGGGCGAAGCGCACGAACTCGCGCTGCTCGACGATGATTGCAGGCATCAGGTTTCTCCTCTCATGTAAGCCATCAGGGTATCCTGCACGCTGCGCTTGCCGGCGCGTCGCGCCATCACCGCCTCGTCCAGGGTCTTGCGTGCCACGATGTAGTGCAGGAACACCGGCCGGTCCTTGCCGGCCTGGAGCTGGCGCATGGGGCCCACGCGCTCGAGCACCTGGTCATGGTTCTCCAGGTTCCAGTCCTGTGCGAAGAACACCACTTGGTTGCAGTGCTCCTGCAGGCCATCCACGCCGTGGCCGAGGCTGGCCGGGTGGGCCAGCCACAGCTTGCCCTCGCCGCGCTTGGCGCGCTCGAGGTCGCGCTGCTCGGACAGCACCAGCGCCTCGGGGAACTGGCGCCGGATGCGCGCCAGGTCGCTGCGAAACTGGTAGCACACCAGCAGCGGGTCGTCGCCGGTCTCGTCCATCAGCTCGGCCAGCGCGTCCAGCTTCTCGAAATGCACCTCGATCGCCTGTGGCTCACCGTCGACCGGGGCGTAGCGGTTCGGATCCAGGTACACGGCGCCGTTGGCCAGCTGCAGGCACTTGTTGGTCAGTGCTGCGGCGTTGAACACCTCCACCTCGAACTCGCCCAGCTCGGCGAACAGCTCGCGCTCGAGCGCGCGATAGGTCTTGCGCGCGCTGGCCGGCAGTTCCACCTCCACGACGTTGACGATCGGCTCGCGCAGGTCAAACCAGTCCTTGGGATCCAGCGACAGGCAGATGTCGCGCAGCTTCTCGTGGATCTGCTCGTCGGCCCCGGGCATGATGATGGGCACCACGCCGGGTTTCTTGCTGATCGCGTCCTTGATCCGCTTGTAACCGAACCACCGCTCCTCGAAGGCGCTGTACGTGCGCCCCAGGCGCTGGCCGGCGTCCAGAAACCAGGTCTGCCCCCACAGGTCTTTGAGGCCGTTGGGCGCCGGTGTGCCGGTGAGATTGACCCACCGGCGCACCTGCTTGTGCGCCACGCGCCCGAGCACCTGCGTGCGCACCGTGCCCTGCTGGACACGGAAGCCCTTGAGCTTGGTCGCCTCGTCGGCGATCACGGTGCGAAACGGCCAGGCCCGGCCCTTGTGTTCAAGCCACTCGGCCAGCCACACCAGGTTCTCGTAATTGATCGTGTAGACCGGCGCGTCGCGGCGCAGCGCCGCCTCGCGCTCCTCGAACGTGCCCGTGATCGGCACGACGTCCAGCCCTTGCAGGTGGCGCCACTTGCCGGCTTCGATGGCCCAGCCGTCGCGCGCCACGCGCAGCGGCGCCAGCACCAGGGTCGGCGCGTCCTCGCCCGCGACGCGGTGCAGGATGTCCAGATAGGTCAGGCTCAGGACCGTCTTGCCCACGCCGGGCTTGGCCCATAGGGCGCTGCGCGGCTGGCGCGTCAGGTGTTCCATGGCCAGCGGCGCGAACGGGTGGGGGGTGTACTCGCGCACGATCATCGCAGCCAGTTCTCCAGGGTAGGGTTGGGCACCAGCGGCCGGCCGGTGTTGCTCAGGGGTTCAGCGGCCTCGGCTGCCGCACGCTTGCGCGCGACGTAGGCGGCGGTGCGCTGCGAGTCGGTGAGCCGCCGGCGGGGGGCGTCCAGGCCCGGCCCGAGCTGCAGGACTGCGGTGCGGTCCATGCCGCGGCTGTCCTTGCGCCAGCCAGCGACGTGGGCCACGCCGGCCTTGCGCATCGCGGCGGTGAACTCGATGACGGTGTGGTAGTGCATGCCGGTGTAGTCGGCCAGTTCGGCGTTGGTGCGCGTGCCGGTGAGCATGCCCTCGAGCAGGCGCACCAAGTTGCGCTTGTTGTTCACGCGCTGCTTGGTCGTGGACGTCGGGGTCATGCCAGCAGCGCCTCCACGCCCTCGATGCTGTCGATCACCACCACCCGCTGACCCATCGCACGCAGGCGGTCGTGCTCGCGCAGCTGGTGCGTCTCGGGCTTGACCCCGGGGGCCTTGAGCTCGACCCAGATCGCGGTATCGGTCCAGTGCCCCGCACCCTGCGGCAGTCGGGGCGGCAGCATCACCACCCGATCCGGCGCACCGCGGCGGCCGATCCACTGCACCTTGCGCACCTCGCCGCCCAGCTCCTTGACCCTGCGCACCAGGTGCTGCTCGATGTCTCGCTCACGCATAACCACCCTTTTGCTTGTTCCACCGCGGCACCGCGGCCATGTACTTGCCGGCCAGCTTCACGTACTCATCGGCTGTCAATTCCACCGTGGTGAAGCGGTGCACCGGGGTGGTGGTGCACACCCGCCGCCGGCGCACTGCGCCGTCGACCTGCTCACGCGTCTCGTCCACCCGAGTCGGCGCGCCGCACTCCCAGCAGCGCATCCCTGTTGCGGTCGGCATCAGATGAACCCCAGCATGGCAGCGGCGATCACCGGCACCGACAGCGCGCAGCCGGCCAGCACGATGCGGTCGTGCGGGTGCAGCGGCTCGGTCTCCGGCGTGACGCCGAGGGCGAGCCAGCAGGCGGCGACGCGCTCGCGCCAGTACAGCTCGCGGTGCAGCACACGTTCCACGTCTGGGTGCGTGGGCTGGATCTCGTGCTGGGCCCAGCGATAGAAGCCGTGCGCGGCCAGCGCAACCAACAGGCGCAGAATGCTCATTGCGCCCCCTTCGCTGCTGGAGGCAGCGCACCGCACCTGTCGCACTTGCCGTTGATGACCTCGCCACGCCCGCACTCGGCGCAAGCGTTCGGCACTGCCTGCTGCGCGGGCTGCTGCGGTGCTGCGGCGACACGATCCCGCCAGCCGGGGACGAACTCGTCCAACTCGCCAACGTGGAAGCCGCCTCGGCAATTCCTGCCTTCAAGGTCGATCAGTGCTGGCTGGGGCGCCCACTTCTTGCAGTAGGCGGCATAAGCCTCCAGGTGCAGCGACCACGG